TTAAAAGAATTATATACCGAGATTGCAACCTACGTCGTTGTCCACAGATCAAGTCTCTGTTAATTGGTATTTAATTGGTTTAAGCTAAACTTCTTTCTCCTTCTTCTTGAAACTTTTAATACACTTTCTTCTTCTTATTAAGTGATTACAATGGCTCTTTCAAAAATGTTTGGTTCTTCATCTGAGAAGACTGGATCAGTTCCCTCTACTTCTTTCTTTGGTGAACTGTCTGGTTCTATCTCAAAATTCTCAAAAGCTATTAGCAACATCACATCAGTATCACAGAAAATTTCTGATCATTTAGATGATTTGAAACCATCTGTGACTGATGCATCTTCTTCTTTTGTTTCTACATGTTCCGCATTGAATAAAGTGCTTGATAAGATAGGTTCCTTGATTGAACCTTTTCTGAAAGCATACTCTTTTTTGGCAACCATGTATAAATCTATCAAGGATATGGTTTTACGGTTGTTCGAAAGTTTGTCCAATAAAGTTAGAATAGGATTTCAGTGGGTTTTAGAGAAGAGTGAGGATGTAGATATTGTAGTTTATGGTTTTTTGGTTTTTGCAATAACTCTTCTTGTTTTGTTGTGTGTTTGCCCTTCAGACATAATTGAAGGAGTATCTAGTACCATTAAAAATATTTTCTTAATAGTAGGGAATATGTTTTCTAGTTTGTATAACTTGGACTGGTTTCCCAAGTGGGCTGAGAAGTTCACAATGGTAGCACAAGCAAGTATGCTACCTGGTGAGTCTGTCTCACACACTCCAACATCCCAGTTGATGTCAACTATTATGGCATTTGGTATTTCCACGCTCGTGTTTATAGCAGTGCCAGGAAGACCCAATGGTTTGAGCAATCCCCTCTCAAAAATTCTGTACTCAACTGGGAGTGGGGCTCAACAGTGCAATCAATTGTTTACATTGTACAGAAATATGAAAGATTGCACTTCACAAGCATTTTCTTGGGTGCTTGAAATTATAGTTGGTGCTTTTGGCTTCAAGAATCCTGTGCTTTCTGCAATTAGCGCAACATTGTCTACTGATTTGTTCGAATGGATGCAGGAAGTGGATGCTGTTTGTGATCCAGCTACCAGGTTGGAGAACTTTGCCAATAAAGCCTTCCCTGACAAATTGAATCACCTTAGGGAGCAGGCACTGAAGATTTCAGCATACATTGCCACACACCCAGTTGCCGCCTTTATGAGCCATCGAGTGAGTGCAGCTATCACTCAGCTTGAAAAGGTCTATGCGGAGAGTTGCAGACATGTTGGTGTTGGTCAGTATAGAATTGAACCCTTCATGGTTCAATGGTATGGTGCCAGTGGGTGTGGTAAATCAACAGCAATGCGATTGTTCATCAATGATGTTTTGGATCGCATGGGGGAGCCTAAGCTTAACAGACTTTATGCTGTTAGCAAGCGCGATGCCTATTGGTCTAATTATGCCCACCAGACTGCTGTGTTGATGGATGACATGGGAGCATTGAGAGATGGAGCAGGACAATGTCAAGACATTAAGGATCTGATTGACATTAAATCCACACAGCCAGCACCACTGCCCATGGCAGCTGTGGAAGACAAGGGGAGGCATTTTACTTCAAAGTATATCTTTGCAACCTCCAATCTTGTATCAGCACCTGCCCAGTGTGGGCTTACCTATCCTGATGCTTTTGAGCGTAGAAGGGATATCTTAGTTGAGTGTATCAAGGAAGGTGAATTTTCTACAGAGGACCCAACCGGACATCTGATGTTTAACATTGTGGAAAGCCGGAGGCCCCATGCCATAACACATAGACACTTAAGTTACTCGGACCTCTTAGACTATGTGGTGGCCAAGTGTCAGGTTCATGCTGAGATATCAAAGCAGCTGTTTGAAGCAGAAACTGGCATTTCAAATAAGACAGCCCAGGTTGCTGTATCTTCTGAAGAGGTTGTGGCATCTGTTGATGGGGCTCGCTTCAAAACAAAACAAGATGTGCCAATAGTGACTCCCACAGTTATAACAGAGGAAGATAGAGTGATTTACTCTAAAGAATTAACAGTGGAAGCCCTTAAATTTGCTTATCAGGGCAGTTTGGACCCGGAGAGTTTGTTTCCTCATGACTATCAAAAACAAGCTCTCTTTGATTCCCTAGATGCAGAGCACCAGCAAGTCTTCATGAGATGGATGACTGACATGATCTACAAAGGTGCCAATGCTGAACAATACAGGTGGTTGGTGCAAAATATTCCTGATGATTATCTCATGCATTTTAAAAGCTTCATCTATGCTTCCACCATCTGTGAAAAGAAGCTGGCTGTACAAACAGAGATGCGCACAGGATTTGCACATAATTGTATTGATGCTGATGTTGATACATTGATTTGCATCCAGCAGATGCCACCCTTTGTGCAGTTTTTGTATACAGCCTTTGTGCGTTATTGGTGTACCAAAGTTTCCAAAGAGGCCAAAGACTCTTGGGTCAAGATATGTTACCACAAAATTGTGGATTACATGAAAGAAACTTGGTGGAACTTACCATATGCACTGAGGTTGCTTATCAAAGCCGGCCTAATTATCATGGCGCTTAATGGATTGTTTGGGGGAATAACAGCTTTTCTTGCTTGTTGGCAAAGCAATTCTTTTCCAAGTGCTAGTGGAAGAGGTGGTGTCACAAATGAGTCCAACAGCATCTCTAGCAAAAAGAACAAGGGCCCCTCTCGTCTGAAGAATTTGTTGGTGGGGCAGAGTAGCGCTAACATTACACAAGAATGGGCAGCTGAAGATGGGTTTGTCAACCAAGCACTCAAAAAGAATATGATTGTACTGCGGCTTGGAGAGGGAGTGTACTTCAGAGGTACATATGTGTGTTCAGGGTGGATAATGACTGTGGCACATGCATTCCACAATGTGAGAGATGGAACACCTTTTACCATTATCCATCCTAACTCAAGGTCAAAGGTGCAGTACAACGCCCGGGAATCCAAGGTCATTGAGGGACAAGATATCATTCTGCTACGTGTGGGTGACCCTGATGGTCCCAAACCTGATATTCGCAAGCATTTCCCACGCAGAGATGAGGTCTGCTTCACCAAAGGTTCTCAGGGCTTATGTTGTAGAGCCGTGGCGTCAACCGATCCAAGACTGGGCAACCTAGAATTTTTGAAATTTCCAGTGATGATGTCCAAAGGCTATACAGTCAAGGTGGAGTATGAGTTAGACTCTGCCAGTTTTAAATTGAGTTCGCAGCAATCATATGAATATCATATGAATGGAGAGAATGGTGATTGTGGAACTCTTTTACTTTTGCCCAGTGTTCAGAACAAACAACCTGTTATCGTGGGCATTCATTGTGCTTCATATGATGGTATTGCAGCAGAAAAGGGATTCATTTCTTCCAATGCCACGGCCATCTTCCGGGACCAGCTTGAAAACTTGCCCACGGGGCCTGTTAAAGCGGCAATGGTGCGATGTGACATTCTCAAAGCCATTAGGAGTAGAGAAACCACTCTTTTTGAAGAGAACCAAGTCTCCTTTCTTGGCACTGTTCCTCAAGAATTGGCCGCAACAGTACCCCATAAAACTACACTCAGAAAGAGTCAATTGTTTGAGGCATTTGGTCCTGCTGAAACCGCTCCCTCAATCCTCACCGTCAATGACAAACGGGGAGAGGGATTCGATCCATATGTGGCAGGTGTGATGAAATACAATGAAACTGCTCATGGTTTTGATGATGATATTGCTAAATTGTCCTTTGAAACTCTCAAAAGTTCACTGCTGCCAACAATGAAAAACCAAAAAGTGCCCGGGGGCAAACCACAGGAGAGAGATGAGGATGTGGTGCTGAATGGGATTGATGGATGTGATTATTATGATGGCATGGAACTCAGCACATCCTGTGGTTACCCTTTCAACAAGATGGGCATGGGAATGAACAAGCGGGAGTTTGTCGTACCAACAGGAGAAGGTGATAAAGTAGAGCTTAGAAGGGACACACCAGTGTTTGAAGCTTGGGAGGAACTGGACATTCAAATTAGGCAGGGCATACATGTGGATCTAATCACCACACAATGTGCCAAGGATGAGCGCCTTCCTCTTGAAAAGATTTATGGGAAGAGGAAAACAAGATTATTTGAGATATTGCCTTTCCATTACAACATGCTGGTCAGGAAATACTTTCTTGACTTTTCCGCCACCTTGATGGCATTACACAATGTCATCCCATGTAAGGTTGGAATAGATCCAACCAGTTCTGAGTGGTCTCTTCTTGCCAACAACTTCAGGGCTGTATCTGATACTGGGTTTTCAGCTGATTACTCAAGTTTTGACGGGCGCGCACCAGTGTTCGCTTTTCAGTGGTTTTGTGATTTGGTTGATGAGTATTATGATACCAAGCCTGGAGAGCCTGCTTCCAATGCAAGACATGCTCTTCTCATGATGGCATCATGCCACTACACCTTATGTGAGGATAAAGTTTTCCGTTTGGTTGGTGGCATGCCGTCTGGTTTTGCACTTACCGTCATATTCAACTCACTGTTGAATGAGTTTTATATGCGGTATGCTTTCATCTCACTTTTAAGAAGGCCTCACATTGCCGCTAGAGCTATAGGTGTAAAGCCTGGTGATTTCAACCAGCTTTTCATAGCAGTATATGGAGATGATAATCTGGTGGCTGTGCCTCTGCATCTGAGGTGGTATTCACTGCCTAATATTGCCCAGGAACTTGACATGGTAAATGTCGTCATCAAAAATGGGCTGGATAAGTCTATGGATGTAAACCAGGTGCAGTTCCAGGACTTGTCAGAACTCACTTTTCTCAGCAGGGGATTTAAACGTCATGCCCTTGGGTATCACATGGCACCACTCAAATGGGTGTCAATAATTGAGCCTATGTACTGGATCAGACCTGCACCGGGTTGTCCTGATACTGTGGCAATGATGGAGAATGTGGAAACTGGCCTTCGTGAGGCCTTTCATCATGGGAGAGTTGCATATGAGAAGTTAACTTATGATGTTCAGTGTGCCCTCAGAGAGCGTGGACTCGGCGCAACAATCTTTCCTTCTTATATGGAAGTGGAGCAGGAATGGATCGCAAAGGTCACAGGAGATGCATCAGCGTTGACAATCTGTGAAATGGCCAAAGCTTCTATCACTTTCACACCTTTGCCACCTGGGAATAAGGTTGAAAATTTTGAAAGAGATCTCAATTGGTTTGCCCCAAACATTGGTTTCTGCTCAGCCCGTACTGCAGCCAAGACTGAATGGGAGCCTGGGTGCATAGTAGTCAACTGTACAGGGGCGAAGAAGAGCAAATGGGTTCGCGGACCTGCTAGTTGGAAGGATTTTGAAGGGAAAATGTGGCCATATACCATGTCAGCAATTCTGGATGCTCAAAGAGGCAAAATGTCAGAGGACATTGCTGCTACCGATGTTGTGTTTGTGTGTGGGAATGGTTATGCTGTGAGCCCAATCTGTGCAGCTTTAATGGCTGTGGCCACTCGTCAGTATTGCATTGAGGATATCATTGTGAGGTTGCGCACTATTGGCAATGTGTTGGATCTGAACACATATCCCGGAGGTTGTGTTCAGTACTTTCTCCAATGTGTGCCTCAGGAAGGGAAAATGGCACAGGTTGGCTCGTCTTTGCAAAGTAGTTTTATGCACCAAGGTTTTGAGCTTGGCCAAATTCGTGTCATCCACGGTGATTTATCAATGGAAATGGCATTGCGCATGCCATATGTTGTGGGCCCACATGGTGGATGGGGCAACTTTACCACAAAAAATCTTGATCAATTGTTTGCAAGTCTTGAAAAGTGTTATGCTGAATTGCTTGCAAAGAACACGAAACTGACCTTGTATTTTGAGAAAATGACTCAAAAAGATGTGGCACAAATAGTCAGTTTTGTAAAACAGCAAGGGTTCTATCCCAAGGCCACAACCGTGGAACAGCTCAAGGTATTTGCTGATGCTCATACCATTGTCAAAACTGCTAAACCTTTCCGGGGAGTAGTTTTCCGGAAAAATTTTCTCAGTCCTGAGTGGAAAATTGGAGGTGAGAACACAATGGCAACACTCTCAGCTGAGAGTCTTCTTCCAGGGAATCTGTCGGCATCAGCCATGAAGACATTGCTCAGCAGATACAAAAGAAACATGTCTTGTCATTGCATAAAATTGGCACTCAAGATATATGTTCTCAACTTCCAGATGCTGAATGATGAAGTTTTGAGGAGATTCGAGAATTGTTTCCAAGAGAAAATCTCCCCTAGCTTGCTGAGTGAAGTTTTGATGTGGCTCAATGATTCTGTAAATCATGACACTCAAGTGGATTCACAAATATTGGATCGCCTGGATATCACGAGATATACGCAGGTAGAGAGAGGATTCAATTTGGATCCAGAGAAGCTTAACATGAATGTGCATGATGGAATCATATTCACACTGCGTGAGCATTTCTGTGAGCACAAAAGAAAATATGACATTTCCAAGATACAATGTCTTGGGAGTTTCATATTCTTAGTGTTATTGGACAGGAAACTGTCTAAAGGATGGGAGTTGAGTGAAACTAGCTCGCTTTTCTCTCGAAATTGTTGGTCAATACTTACAAACTACAAGGAGCCTTGAGTCAGGCATTATGACTCAGTTTGTGCAACATGTATGTGTACTGTTAGTAATACATGTTGTTGTAATGATACAACTTTTAAGGGAGAGTACCATCTTTCATTAGATGGGAGTCCCCTCCATTCTATGGAGACCGGTGAATCTACACTGGTATAGAGATTTGCACGCCTCTCTTCAAACATGGTTCGTGTGCCCTGCTTGGTTAGAAAGCACGTGGTGGTCAACACTACTCGTTTGGAGTATAAACAATAGACCTCATGATGTCTAACTCATGTGTGATTGCTCGTGTATGAAGTAAACGAGTCGTTTGGAATTCGATAATTTCCCTTAGCTGCTGAACAGCTGTCACTATTAGGGGTAGTGATGAAGTTGTGTCAAACCTCTTCTTCCCTAGGTTCGTCCAGAGGGTTCAGATTGACACCTTCTTTGCCAAGAAGCAATGAATGGCACGTGTTGCATCGACAAAGCACCGTCCAGCTTGGTTAGCTGGGATTTGTCTATATTATATTAGATTTGTCAGTCTATTGTGTGATTTCTTCTCTTAGTTTAGGGAGTTTTCCGTGGCGATAGAAAGGGTTTGTCCTTTTACCTTTCTTGCTATGCTGGACACAAAAAGATTTTCTTTTCTTTTATTTTAAAAAAAA